CGCCCTGGCTGGCAGGCAGCTTCTCGCCGCGTCCAACCGAAAGAGAAACAGACTTCTTAGCCATCTATTTCTTCTTTGCTGTTTTGGCGCTGGCTTTGAAAGCAGCGGCCGTTGGAGCGCCTTTAGCGCCGGGTTTACGCATGGTTTCGCCGCTTCCAGCAGCTATACGCTCACGCTTTTCGTGGATGTTGGCGTACAGACCGGGTTTTTTAGCCACGTTACTTACCTTTCTTAGACTTACCTGCCTTGGACAAGGCAATGGCAATTGCTTGCTTTTGCGGTTTACCCGCCGCCATCTCCGTACGAATGTTGGACGAGATGGTCTTCTGGGATGAGCCTTTTTTAAGAGGCATGGTGAGGTTCCTTTGTGATGACGCGGAAATCCGCGTTCCCGTCCGAGTAAGCGCCAGAAAGGATGGGGATTTGCACGTTCTACACTTACACCGCAGCGCCTGAATGATTGACCACGATTTCAGCGCGGCCGTCTTGTAACACCCGCCGCACATGACCGACGGCGTGCATTTTGTCTTCAAGCGTGACTGCGACCCGGCTAACAATTCTTGGGGCAATTCCGCCGTCATCTTTCCGGCTTGGAAGGATGCAATCTCCAGGCTGCGCGCCGTAAACATTTACTGGCACTTTTCCGCAATACGCTATGCGGTCCACGCGGGCACGCCGCTCTTCAAGCTCTTCCTTCTGTCTTTCTTCTGCGGCCCTGAATGTTTCCATTGCCTGGTTGTAAGCAGCCATTTCGCTGGCGTGGCGGGACTGATCCGCTTCCCATTCGCGCAATTCACGCTGGTAAGTGGCATCTATTGTGTCGCGTAAAGCTTCGCGCTCTTGCTTTGCTGACAATGTCAGGGCTTCAATTTCAGAAACCGATTTACCTTCAGAGCGCCAGCCATCCTGCATAGCGGCAAGCTCTTCTGCGCTCAGTGAAACGTCCCTGATCGTGTTTGCGCGCACCGGATGCGGTATCGGATCGGCCGGAGCTTCTGGCGGGCTGGCCGGTAAGCCCATGCTTCCCCACACATCGCCGCCAACAATGCTTGGCGATGTAGACTTAACACCAAACGATATGGCGTCATCATATCTGTCCGTCAGTAGGCCACCGGCATTGAAGCCGACAATGTCGCCTTTTGCAAACAGCCCGCAATTATCAGCGCGTGTTTCGTATTCCGCATAATCAGTGCCTGACGCATTGATTGTGCCCTCGGCATTAATAGACCGAGACGTGCCGCTGTTCTTGTTGACCTTAATAGCCGCCGCCGCAGCGTTTCCAAGCCCGCCGCCTGAAGCGGTGTAAAATACTGCCGTCTGTTCTCCACCAGATCGCCTTGGGGCGAAGAACTGAATATTTTCAGTTGCGGTCGGTGCGGTTATATAAAGGGTGTCGCCGGGGTTGATAAAAAAGTTGTTAGACGTATCGCCAAACATGGCAACAGGATTATTGGCCCCGTTTGACCATTTAGCAACTTGCGTGCGGTTGAGCAAAACTCCGGCGTTAGAAAATGTGCCCTGACTTAAATCCATTCCGGTTGAACAAGAGGCTCCCGACAAAGCCCCAAACAGCGTCCCTCCGGATGCAACGCTTTTGACAAGAATACCGTTTGACCATGTTCCTGCGGTGCCAGCAGCTTCAATTTGTATAGCGTTACCAACACTTGCGGCATGGAACACGTTAAGAAAAATGCCGCCGCCCGTACCCGACGAGGTGGACGTTGTTGAATATTGCACATCAAATTCAGCCCCAACAGCTTTGATGCTGGTTAGCGAATACGGTGCAAGCGCAATTCCGTTATATGCAAACACTGTGGCGCTGTTCGTGTTTGCGCGCGATATCGCCATGTTGGCGACCACGTCTGTGTTTGAACCGTTGTTGATTGCGTAATCTAGGCCAGCTATTGACGGGCTGTTATTGGACACAGTGACCGGAGTGTTTGCAGCATTGAACTCTTTGACGCGAGCGTTGCCTATATAAACCTTTTCGCTCCATATGCCGCCGATTTCAGTTATGTCCAAAACGTCAGAAGCTTGACGCACAAACTCCACCGCCGCAACAGACGCAGCCGTTGCTGTTGCACGTTGCTCCCATTCAATGGTTGCCCCGTTAAGCGCGCCTGTCCATGTTGCGCCTTTGTGCGCGTAAACGCGCAGGCCTGGCACAGAAAGCGTCCCGAAAGCGTAAGAGCCCGGAGGGATGATCAGCGGCTTGTTGTTTGCCAAGCAGAAGGCTGCCGCCGCAGCCGGTGTCGCCGCAGCCGTTACGTCAAAGCCAAGCGAATTAAGGAGTTGGACGTTCTCGCGGGCTTTGCTCATTGTTTTACCTGCTGGATCAAAGAAATGGCGAAATTTGCATTATTCTTGCGCCAAGACGGTTGCCCTGCGTGCTGCAAGCTCGGCCTCAAGATCGGCATCATTTAACGCCGCCGTTGCAGCAGCCCGTGATCTGAGCACCGCAAGGCGTTCATTAGCCATCGCCGCGATTAGACCTTGCAGGAAGCCTGCAAGCTCCTGCGTCTCGCCTCGTTCATCTCGGATTGAGATGAGTGCTTTTATCTGGTCGCCAGTGATATTGATCGTAAAATCGGTCATTGGGTGGCCTCCAGCGTTTTAATACGTTTTTCAAGTTCAAGTACTGCGTTGACTAGTGCGGCAGTGATGGGGCGATCTTCAAATGAGTAAACGCCGTCTTTTCCGAGGTGGACTGCTTCAGGAATGCCTTTAAGAACTTCCTGCGCGATAAAGCCGGAATATACGCCCTCCGTCTCCATCCCGCTTTCCGGCCGCCACGAAAAGTTTTTGGGAGGTCCCATGGCGCCAAGATCGGCAAGGCCACGCGTGTAGTCGGACTTCACAATCTTCATCCGCTCGTCAGATACAGCTGTTATGTTGCCCGAGGCATCGGAGGTGATCGCTCCAGCGCCATACGCGCCCCACGTCCATGTGCCGGCATCAGTTAACGCCGCGCGTAAGGTTCCGGCATGATTTCGAAATTGCAGCGTTGGCGCGGAGGCTGAATTTGTCGTGCCGATATAGTAAAAACCCGTAGCCGCACCGTAAGAAATCTTGACGGCGAAAGTTCCTTCGGAATCCTTGAGTAATGTTTGGGCTGTGAACGTCTGCGCTGCGCTCCACGTATTTGCCCCGTCCAGCAGCGGGACCGTGTTGCCCGATGTTCCAGTGTTTTTGAAAGCGGCCGACAGGATCGAACTGCCCTCAATGGCGACGACACCCGCAGAGGCGCGCGACAGCGTCGTGTCGCTTGCGTTGCCCAACTCGATAGTGGTGATAGTCGCAGCGCCAGCTTTTGTGACCTTGAACTGGCTGACGCCGCCAACTTGTAGGTCCATCAGCGCGGACGCTGCGTTGCTCGCCGTGTCCGTCATGTTCAGCTTGATCGCCGTAGGCGTGCCGGATGTGTTCCAGGTTCCCGACAGATCGGCAAGGCTTTGAGCGTTAGTGCCCGTCAGGCTGTAGTTGCTGGCGGTAATGATTGCCGTGTTGGCGCTGGTGATGTTGTAGTTTGACCGTTTGGTGTGGACAGCGCCGTTCTTGAGAACGTGAAACTGCGTTGTCCCGCCGACTTGTAGATCAATCAGCATCGACGTCGCGGCCGACGTGGTGTCGGTGACGTTCATGCCAATGGCCGTAAACGTAGTTGCAACGTTGTCCCAAGTATCGGTCAGGTTATAAATGTAAGACATTAGAACCTCGTTTCGATCTCTGCACCAAACCGATCAAGGACGGGAACGTCAAAGCGGTCAAATATAGTCTGTGAAGGTATGGGACCGGACCCACCATCGCCTTCTGCAAACAGTGTAGGCCCATTACCGGCGTCAAAGAACTCAAGCGTACGCTTGATCCTCATGTCGTCGCCAAATATGGACCTAATCCGTATCATGCATAGTAACTGACGTTAAGCGTTGCAGATGCGGCTTGCTGGATAAACCGTATCCTGTTCAGGTCGCCGTCGTAGCTAAGGCTGGCTCCAACAAAGATAGGCATGCCCACGGATGAGGTCGGAGCCGTACCATCGTCACGCCAGCGTACGTTCTGCGTTTCAGGCACGATCAGGGCCAGCGTAGCACCAGACGGAACAGTAAGGGCCGTAGAGGCGGACAGGCTGGTGATCTGCTGGTAACCCAAACAGACGGTTGTTGATTTCAGGCCCATGACATCCTCACGCCAGGAATTTTAGTTTGTACAGGGTGGACAGGTACAGCCCTATAATCTCGTCAATAATGTTCTGAAGCGGTGTGTCTGCTTTGTCGCAGACCTTATACCGCATGTCTTCAATGCCTTCCATACTGGTCTGGAGAAAAGGCACTATTGAATCGGTTTCTTTGGTTGTAACCCGCTTGATAGGCCCAATCAGGCCATAGCGGCCCTGGTAGGCTTCAGCAAACTTGTCTGCCAGTTCGATTACGTTGTCATAGAAGCTGTTAAGCGCTACGTGTTTAGCGTAGCTCCGCGTGCTCAGATGCACGCTGTGAGCCACATCGCGAGCCAGAAACAACTGGCCAAGCATTACTTCGCAGGTCATGTCATTGGCCCCATTGGCATGGGTTGTTCAGGCATAGGTTGTTCCATAGGCATTTGCTGGTCCATAGGTTCCAGCTGTATGTTGCCCGGCATAATGTCGCCGGTGTCCATTGCCGCGCTGATTGTGCCCATAACAATGTCCTGGATCTGGTCTGCAGTCATGGATTGTTGCACGGCGCTGATACGTTTGGTCTCAGCGTCGTAGGCTTTGATTTGCAGCTCCTGCGATTCCATAGACTTCTGCACGTTTTGCAGCATGTCCACGACTTGGTTAAGCTCTTGAGTCAGGGCTTCTATCTGCTGCTCAGCTTGCTGCATTTCCGGTGGCTTGTCGTCGGATTGCAGCAGTTTTGGATCGATCAGCTTGCGGAAACGGTCAGCCATCTCCTGCGCGCCCGGCCAGTCCATGTTCTTGACAAACAGATCGCCGGCAACAGTCCACATCTGCGGGTTGGATTGCAGGATGTTAGCCATGTTATCTAGGGCTTCCTGACGCTTGGTCATGTAGCCCGGCCCGGTGGTAACCATAACGTCGTAAACGCCGATTGTCGGGTTGTATATCTTTTCGATTACGTTGCCCATTTCGTCGCGTATTTCATTGACGGGCGTTGGCTGCGTAGGGTTGATCTTGACCATGTCTACTTCGTTATCAACGCCGATAACGCGCGCAATCCGCTGCGTGTCGTAGATTTTGGGGATGAGATCGATAAGCTGGCGCGTGACGTACCGAATAGCCCTGCCCAGGTTGTCAACGTAGTGGTACGTGCCCGTATCGCCCTGTTTTTCGCGCGCAAGAATAGCCTTGCCGCTGCGCTCGTTGCCCTGCATGCCAAGGCTGGCATCGTACTGTCCAGTCGTGCCCTTGATGTCGTCCGATGCGCCCATCTTGGCTTGTATGAGGCCTGTCTGGGCTAGCGGCGGCGGTGCGCGCTGGGGTAGCGGCAAGACAGCCCCTGCGCCATCAGTGACGTCCGGGTTAACCTCCAGATACGGCCAGTTATTGGTGTTTGCAGTTTTCCACTGGTGTTCGTAGCCCTCAAACTGGCCGCCATAGCCGATAAACGGCGCTTTGGGGGCCAGCGCCAGCATTTCTGCTTCCTGGCTGGTCCAGTAGTTGTACATACGTTGCGCGTCTTTGGAGTTACGCACCAGCCCGGAGATGTACAGCCGGCCGTCGATCTCAAATTCGTTTCCGATAACCCGTACAATTGGTATGTGTTTTCCGGCCCAGTCGCGCTCTTCAAGTATCTCGTAACCGTTTGTTTTGATCCATTTAACCTGCCGGCGGTCAACCTCGCGCGTCCGCAAAGGCTTACTAAACATTTCCGTCAACATTTTGTCTTGCTGCGTGCCTTTAAACGCTGTGACATTGTCGGGGTACAGGTGCAGCGTTGCCTTTTTATGCTCGACGTAAAAGTATTCTGCAATTCTGATGGTTTCTGACTGTAGCCATTGTCCTAACTGCGAGTCGCCTACGCCCATGCTCATCAACGAGCTTATAGGTTGTGAGTCGGGGAACTGTCTTTCGTACTCATCTTTGGTGATGTCTTCGGTAATGAAGCAATACTCAGCGTCAGCGCCGCACGGATCCTGAATTGAAGGGTCCATGTAGACGCTAAACGAGTTTCTTACCCGTCCAATCTTGATATCCTGGTCAAAACTGTCTTCCCGGCAGTATTCGGTTAGTATTCGTATGTAACCTTCGCCAAAAGTAACCTGATTATCGCAAGCTGTGTCGTATGCTACGTCTGCGTTTGAGATGTACTCGATGTGCTTGATCATTCCGTCAAAAACTTCAGCGACTTTAGGGTCGGCGAGGTCATCGGCGGGTATGACCTTGCCCGATGGGCGGTTCATACGCTGTTCGTTGGTAACCTGACGGATGTGCTGGGGCAGTTTGTTGATTGTAATGCACGGCCGCGCGTTTACCGCCTGCCCTTGCACGGATCCGCGCGTAGCAAGCACGTCTGAGGGCCATTGAAACTGGTTGTCGGGGCTGCCGGCGGCAAATCTAAGGTCGTCTAGCTGGTCGCTTCGGGTGTTTTGCCACGCAGACAGCGAAATCGTCATGCGTTTCCGCATGACGGACAAAACATCGTTGTTATCCGGTACATCCAGCGGCAATTAACTAGCCATCCAATTGTTATTGCGACCGTATTCTGCGTTTCTTGGTTTGTCAACGCGGGCCTTACCGCGTGCTTTACCCGCAACCGGGAATGCAAACGTCAGTGCAAGCGCATCGCCGGCATCAGGGCTGGCTTGCCCGCGCTCTTTCATCTTTACCTTGCTCTCCAGCTTGATCGCTCCGTTGAACGTGCCTGTGCTGGTCAGCTCCTGTTTGGGCGTTGTAAGGTCTTTCTTGAGCAGCCTGTCGTCAGGTATAGCGCCAGTCTTGAGCCAATCTCGCATGAGCCCCCACATTTCCGCCCGTTTGTTGGCGTACATGATAGGTTTCTTGCTGGAACTGCCAAAGTTGACCGGTCGGACCTGCTTGTATTGCTGCTCCTTCAGACGGTCATAGACGCCCGCTCCAAGGCCGCCCTCGTCTATGCACACTAGCGCCGGCTGAAACTCCTCTATAGCGTCCACGATGCGTCCTACGGTCTCCATGGTGTCCTCCCCACGGTAGCGCTTCAACGCGATCAGGT